TCGTCAATAAATTGTGCCATATAGTCTCCGTGCTTAATAGCATTATGGAAAAGTTTTAAAAGAACCCTTACGAGTTCCGCTTGTTTTCTATCGTCATCTTTTCTCTTCTAACTGCTTCCCATTTTCTATATGCCCCGGGGAAGTCACCAGAGAGACCTTCAAGTTTTACTTGAGGCGTGGAGATGCGTCTTGACGCTAGAAGGCCACATTCAGGACACTTTATTTCCTCTTCCATGCTTGAGGTAAAGTGTTCTGTCACATGACCTGTGGGACAGGCATAATCAAAAGCCCTAATTGCCATACGTTTCCTCATAATGTTGTTCAATAAGAGGTTGGTAGCCAATAAGACGACTGAGTAGCTCGACTTGTCCCTTTCTTTGCCAGAATTGTTCTGCACTTACAATGGTTGATACGTCCTGTAAGCCCTTTAGGTTATCCTCTAGGTCTTCTAGGTAGAGTTTCCACCCTTGTGTTGCAAACAAACCGATAAGATGATCGTAATATTCTCTATCTGACACAGCATTTCTCCTTATTTGTGGATGCTATGTTGTTATTATACCACAGGTAATGCTTTTTGTCAATACCTATGGCTGTTTTCCTTGAAAATTAGTTATTTGGTGTCATCTGCTTGTCCACCATGCGCTCTTTGCTCACAATGTCACGCTCTTTGAGCACCAATTCAGCCAATCTAGCCCGTTTCTCGAACTCTTTGTCGTCTTGGTTGCCCGGCTGAATGTTGCTAGAGACAGCTCTGATACGGTCATTCTGGACTTTCTCAGGAATTGCCTGAGTTTCCATCTGATACTTACCTGCTCTGCTCTGGCTCTCTTGGGCTTGGCTCTGCAACAGCTGAATTTGAGCCTGCTGTGTAGCAATCTGCATCTCCATCTGAGCTTGTTGAGCCTTCTGAGCCTCTGGATTAGGCTGATTCATTGATTTGAGCTGTTTAATCAGGTCTTCTCTGTTAGACAGGGACATGTTGTCAATGACAGCTTCAACCAACATTGGGTACATTGGAGAATCTTGGCCTAGTGTCTGCAAGAGCTGGACCAGTTGGGTCACTTCATATTCACGAGCAATCACACCCAATGAGCTGCTTGCTACAAACTTAAAGTCTTTAGCTGGGAAGTTTTCTGGGTCATATTGCATGTAGCGATAGGCTGTCTTCTCAATGAGAGGAATGAGGAAGCTGTCTTGGAAGTTAATAAGGGTGCGTTTGTGGCGCTTAATAATGGCCCCTAAAGACATGCTGACAGCGCCTGCCGCTGCTTCCCCGTTAATCACACCAGACATGCCACCAGCGTCTACAGCACCTGTAGCCATCTGTACCATCTTCTGGAGCTGTTCTGCTTGAACAAATGTAATCTGATCAATGCTGCCAAACTTAAAGGGCATCAACACTTCGTTTGGATTACCGTTAGTGAGAATGTTCTTACCGGGTCTCACTTCCAGCTTAGCACCTCTAGGCATACGTGTAGCGTCCATAGCCATCATTGGATGGACAGTCATAGCCAAGGCATCAATACGAGCACGAAGCTCTGCATCGAGGGCTTTCTGGCTGTTGTAGCCCTTCTCACAAACACCACGGCCCCAGAAGCGTCCGGGAACCACATCCCAAGGGAAAGCTGCAACAGGACGGTCTTGCATCATGTATGGGTTGGCTTCAACCTTCAACAACACACCACCATTACCCACAATAACTATGGCTTCTGTATATTCAGGTTCTTTCTCGTCTTCTGCTTCATCATCAACAGGCTCAACGTAGTCTTCACCCATCGTTGCTTCTTTAAACAAGTCTGTAGGAACCAAGCCATAATATTTGGTCAGTCTCACCTTGTCGTCAGCATAGACAACGAGGTCTTGGTCTGGCTCAAGTTCTTGGTCAGGAGCTGCTTGTTCAATGTCTACATCGTTATAGACACCCTTCTCAATGTTTTGTTGAACTTGATGTTTAGGAACAAACTCATCAATGGCAACACCCAAGGCTTCTTCAATGGTTGGAGCTGCTGGGTCAATCAGGAAGTTCTGAGGGAGAATAGGTCTCCATCTAACCACGGTGCGTTGCTCCTGCATAACACCAACGGCTTTCATAGCGCCATCAAGAACGCTCTGTGTAGCAGGAACCAAGTCTGTCACTTCGTCCAATACAAGCTCCACACAGCCTGTACCATAGACAGCAGCATTCAACAAAGCTTCAGCAATTTGTCTACGGCCTTTGTTAAACTTGAACTCTTCGTCAAGCTTTCTACGCATTGTTACAATGTCTTCGTTCTCTTTGTCTGCTACATCATCCTTGATGTCAAACCATTTGCCACGACCAAACGTAGCCTCTTCCACCTCAGCCACGCTGCTCTCCACAGCTTGTTGCAAGGCAGGAGCAATGAGCTTACTACGCTCGCTCTCACGTGTCTTGTCCTGAGCGTCCCATTGACCTCTCCACAAGCGATAATATTCCTCATGTTTCTCTGAGTAGTTGCTTGTGTAATGATCACGCCACTTATCGGCTTTTTCAATCACCCAGCCAGCAAGCTTAGATGTTTCTTGAATGTCTTCTTTTTCTAGCATAGGTTTCCTTAGATATTAATAGCCTGACCAGCTGTCAATTGGTTCATATTCTTCTTCTTCTTCCCAATCAGACACATATGCCTGTTTAGAAAGCTGCTCGATGTATGACAAGCTGTCGATCAAGTCATCATGCACCATTGGGTTTGGAAACTGAAACAGTTCATCTAAGAACTCAGCATTCCATTCCCCTTTGTTTAGTTTGATCTGTCCGTGTTCAAAGCGGCCCTGTAAGGCCCAAACAATACGATCACTCTTCTTCTTGTTTCCGTGTGTAAGTTCTTCCACTCTAAAGAATGTTTGATTCTTACGCATGATGTCTGTTAGGTAGGGCATCACGGCTTGCTTAGCAATACCACGTTCAATGCCTACGGCTAATGGTTCATACTTCTTAACTGCTTGGAACAGCTTACGGGCTGTCTCTTCAACAGTCCAACGTCCAAACACAATGTCCTTAACCCACCAGCCATCTTCGTTAGTCTTAACAATGGCAAAGGAGCTGTTATCTAGTCTCTTGCTCTTGCTTCCCTTGCTCTCGTCTGCAAAGCCAGCTAAGTCACAAGCAATGTAATAATCACCCTTCTTCGGTTCTTCCGAATCAAACTTAACCCATTCGTCTTTGAATAGATTACCACCCTGTGCTTCAAATGAAGCCATAAATTCTTGTCTAAATGCAAAGCTAGACATGCTCTTCTTGGCGGCTTCGATTTCATTTGGGTCTAGAATTGGGTTGTCATACGAAGTGAAATGCCATCCCTTGAATGTTTCATCAGTTCCCTTACAGGCATGTTGATAGAGGTCATAGAAGTGGTTACGGCCCATTGGTGTTCCAATGAACAAGGCACAGCCCTTCTGGTCAGCCAAAGCAGGACGGAGGATTTGTTCCCACACCTCTGGCTTCATATCTGCATATTCATCCATTACCAAAAACTTCAACGAGACACCACGCATTGTTTCTGGTCTATCAGCTCCTTTAAGGCTAATGGTGGCTCCGTTAACAAGCTTAATCTGTAAGTTGTTAATATGGCTTCCACTAATCACTGGATGGCCCACCTCCAACAAGGTTTGCCACATAATGTCTCTGGCCTGTCCTTGTGTTGGAGCAACATAAAACACATGGCCCTTGTTTGCCTGCAAGGCGTTAACAATGAGCAAATAGGCAGCTAGTCTAGACTTTCCTGTTCTACGACCAGCAGCAACCACTTTGAAACGTGTATCATCATTCCATACCTTCTGCTGCCAAGGGAGGAGTTCAATCTTAAGTTCAGACATCCTTAAACTCCACGTCCTCTACATCACCTGTTTCACCAACAATGGTGGTTTCTCCTCCAACCCCTGTAATGGTGATGTTTACCATTGGCTTAGCTCCTCCAGCCTTCTGGGGATCAAAAGCACTGGCAGGGACAATACGGTCCATAACAAGCTTCCAAGCTGCTGCTTGGTGTGGATGACCATCCTCTAGGGCTGCATCAAACACCTTCTCCAAGACAAGCTTGCTCTTAGGGCTAGTTAACATCCTTGCTCTATATTCAGCAATGATGCCAGCTTCTCCTAGGGGTCTGCCCAGTTTGCCGGGCTTCTTCTTGGCAACAATCTCTCCCTTTTTGGGACGACCTCTGCCTCTCTTTTTAATTTCAGTGTTTAGGGTGTCCATATGGGCCTATTGTTTATAACAGCCTGTTTATAACAAGCATAAAAATATAACATGTTTATAACAAAACATCTATAGCTATTCAGGACAGCTTCTATGGACCAACAGTCCAGAATGGAATTAAGGCTTACTTTAATGTTCTCCTAGGAGATAGAGGCATATTTGTTATTAACATTATTATGTTTATTTCTAAGACATAGAGGGTCTACATTAATGTAACCATCCTTAGTGGTCATCCAGTAAGTCTTCCTTAATTACTTACTATGTCTTCATTATAGCATACTTTTTGTTGTTTGTCAAGCACTATTTATGTTAGTGGTTACTAACTTAGCATGTTTTACCAATTTCTTTAATGTTATCAACAAGTTATCCACAACCTGTCCCTTATTAATAACCAACCTTTTTAGTCAGTTTCTCTCTTTTTTGTATCTCGGAGGGTACACCAAAAGTTCACCCACCCTTGTCCCCTCCCCCGCCCCTAATTGATAATCATTCGCATTGGCCTTAATGACTCGTTAGTCAGTAAAAGTTATCCACAGGTTGTCCACAGAGTTATCCACAGGCTAGGTGTGAGGGTCTATGATGCACCCCTATTAGACACCTATTAGACACCTAATAGGCACACACATAGCACACAAACCCCAAGCATAAGCACATTCTATGCCAACCAAAAGCACCATCATTGTGCATTAATGCACCACAATAGTGATTGATGCACCAATATAAGGCGCTTAAATAATAGGCACAAGAAGATAAAAGGTTTAATAATGTTAGAGAATAATAAGTAAATAAACAATAAGCATTACAAAAGCAGAGTTGGCACACTGTTTGCTATATATTAACTATCCTAACCAAACCTTCAAAGTGACTCACTATGAAATACGCCCACATATTCAATGCACGCAAATCTAGCGGTTTCAAATACTGTCTAATCATTAGCACATCACCAAGCATTGTAGACCAAGAGACAGAATTATTCTTTACCACTAAGCCCGAAGCTAAGGCAATGGCTAAGGCTCTTGGCGCTAAGGCTTACAATTACTAACCCAATGCCCTTCGGGGCTTTAAAAGGAATACACACCATGACACACACACCACTACAATTGGCCCTTAATGCTGCTTTGTGGCTTTGCTTAGGCATTGTTTACACTGTAGCTATTCTAGGCCTTATGGCTTTGTTAACTGGTTTCACTCTCTAAGGGGCTAATATGTTCAAACAATCTAAAAATCTTCTTTCCATTAGTGCCGATACTAAAACAGTAAAAGGGGAAAAGCTGGGTTATCTAACTGGCATTCTCTATCTAGCACCTGCAAACACCACAAAATACAATACGTGTTCAATGGCCGAAAAAGCTGGGTGTGCTAAAGCATGTTTATACACTGCGGGACGTGGTGCATTTAACAATGTGCAACAAAGCCGCATAGACAAGACATTGTTTTTCTATGAAGCACGGGATGCTTTTATGGCCCAATTGTTTAAGAACATTAAGGCCTTGATCAAAAAAGCAGAGCGCAAGGGGCTAACCCCATTGGTTAGACTTAACGGCACGTCCGATATTCGCTGGGAAAATGTCCCGTTTGAATCACATGCAAACATTTTTGAAGCCTTTCCTAATGTTCAATTCTATGACTATACGAAGGACGCAAACCGTAAGAACATACCCGATAATTATGATTTAACATTTTCATACAGTGGTGTGAGTGGCTTTTCCCCTTATGTCTCAAAGGCTAAGGCTAAGGGAATGCGCTTAGCAGTTGTTTTTAGGACGCTAGCCAGCATTCCAGTGGTGTTTCAGGGTATGCACGTGGTGTCAGGTGATAACAGTGATGTGAGACATTTAGATAATCAAGGGGTTATTGTAGGCCTATATGCTAAGGGCGCTGCAAAACGTGACACTACAGGTTTTGTTGTTTAAGGGGAAACATTGTGTACAGAATTCAAGCCTACAATTTCAAAAGAAACTATTTCAACGTATATTGTTGTGAGACAATGACGGAAAGAACAGAATATATTAACAATCTAATCAAGACAGGAGAATACACTCACGCTGGCATTACGCTAGAATGGCTAGCACGCTATTAATTTGCCACAATTCAGCTTATAGGGCCTATTACGGGCCTTGCTGGGTGCATTGTCGCACTGTCTGACACCTAGAAAAGGGGTTCATATGTTAGTGTTCAATTACGACTCAAAAAAACAACTGAAAGAAAATGTAGGCAAACCCTTGCGCTATATTGAAACGTCCATTTTTGGCCCTGAATACTTAGACAATGGGGTGCTTACGGGCGCAAACCGTCCCCATATTACAGGGAGGGGGCGTGAATTCTTTGCCAATGTGACAATGGAAAACGGTTTGATCAAAGGGGTTAAATAATGGCTAAACGTAAAACACAGACACTTAAAGAGACAATTCAGGCCGAATATCTGGAATATGTGAACGACTATCTCACAATAACAACCTTTGCAGAGCATAAGGGGCTTACGGGGGATGAAGCAAACGATTTGATTCGCTTGGGACGTGTGGTGCATGAGCGCATTGTCGCAGAGCATAAGGAAATCGACACGTTCATGCGTGAGCATTTTCAGGTTATACATATTGGGGGTTGAACAATGAAAACAACTTTTAGCATTAAATATAAGGGCGTAGGCCTTGATGTAGACGTTAAGCGTGGAAAATCCATGTTAGACGGGAGGCATTGGGTGTACACGCAACAGGTGCGGCACGCTGGGGATACAATCACGGACATTTTAGACCCCTTGGCAATGTGTCAGATTGATCGAATCGTTGAAGAGGAGTTAAACGCATGACAGCGTGGCCTTTCCCTTCTTTCCCTGCGAAGCCTTGGACCCCTGAACAGGTGAGGCAATATGAACAACAGCAAAGGGCAACCCTGCCTGATGCACCAATGTGGAGCATTTGATATGAAAACTTACATGATATACGTGGATCATGATGCAGGTTATGGCTATGAATTTGAAGTGGAAGCCGAAAGCATGGAAGAAGCCATCGACAAAGCGTATGAGATGAGTGGATATGTAGACATTGGACCCGTGTATGCGGAGCTGATGGACTGAATGTGTAACATGTTGTATAAAAACAACACTTATTGGAGAGTTTGTATGAAAACAAGAGCAGCAAATTGGGCCTTACACGGGCTTTTCGTGTGTTTCCTTATCTGGGCCTTCTGTGCCTCCTTAACAGGCCTTGTAGAGGCTTTTGGAGGCATTCTAGGGGGTTTGATGTGGGTGGTAGTTGTGTCAGGCGTGTTGGCCTCCCTTTGTGAGGATGTATGAGCGACCTTAGAGCCATCTATTTGACACTGAAACACATTATTGAAACCATTCTTGGAGCAAAACCATGAGCAAACCAGCTTTTCCAACAATCAAACGAGCACAATATCACAACGTATCGACAACAGATGATGAAGGTATGACTTTGCGTGACTACTTTGCTGCTAAGGCGATGCAAGCTCAACTAGCTAGAACCACATGGGGCGTTGGAGATGATGCGCGTGATATGGCTCAAGAGGCCTATATGTACGCCGACGCAATGATGAAAGCGAGGGAGCAATGAAAAACATTTACAACCCCGTGTATGAACTCCTGAGCCATGCTGGTGTGCCTTTCATGGTGGCAGTTGACACCATCACGATAGAACGTATGGACCCACATACAGGCCGTGAGTATGAAGAGCCAATTGCCTATGTGGAAAGTGTGTTAGTTGGAGGCCATGAGTTTGTAAGCCTATTGTCAGAAGAGACATTGGAAGACCTGCTTGTTGCGTATAAACAACATAACAAAGAAGATGTTTAACAATGTGTTGACAGATTGTCATTACAAGGTACAATAAGACCTTATGAGGTCTTCATATAGGTAGACATACAATGATAATTAACATAGTATGTAACTTATAAGTAGACTTATATGTAACCTATATGGAGAGCCTATGAGATGTTATTGTTGTAATGTTGAACTGTCTGACTTTGAAGCCACACGTAAGAGTGCTACAACAGGACAATTCTTAGATGTTTGTAATGGGTGTTACTATCACATCAAGGAAGATGTTTGTACAATTGAACGTATTGATTTGAGACACGAGGAAGATGATGTTGAACATGAAGGAGAAGAGAGCTATGAAGGCTAATGTTGAAGAGCTAGAGGCTCATTTGATGTTCACCATGATGGACATTCGTGATCTAATCAAGCACATTGGATATGATGGGTTCTTACAGGCCATTGGCATTGTGTTGAATGCAAGCAATGAGGCCCGTGAGTTTACAGAACAAGAGAAGGCTTTTATGCAAGAGCTTTTGAACAACTGGAAGCATTAAATGACAAACCAAGAAGCATTAAAGCTGGCGCTTGAGGCGTTGGAAGACATCAAAGACGATTGCTCTGGTTGCGAGTTTGAATGGTCAAACGACTATCCTTTGCAAGCAAAAGCAAAACTAGCCCTAGAAAAAGCACTAGCCAAGCAAGAGCATGAATATCCGTTTGGCGTATATAGCACAGAAGATTTAAACAATGCGTGGAAATCAGGTTATGACAACTGCAAAGCCCAAGCCGTGTGGACTTTAGAAGATGTAAAGAACGCATGGAAAAGGGGTTATGCCTCAGCCAAAAAAGAGTGCCGAGCAAAAGAAGCAAAGGAAAAGCCATGAGTAAAGAAGCAATGAAGCTGGCGCTTGATGTATTACAAGACGCTTATTACGATAAACCAGAAATTCGTATTGACAAGGCAATCAAAGCCCTAGAAGAAGCACTAGCCAAGCAAGAGCAAGACGGCAATGTATGCGCTCGATGTGGTGGGATTGTGTTTGACCCTGTTATCAAGCAAGAGCAGGGTGAGCCTGTGGCGTTGGCTGAGTATGATGCTGGTTTGCTTAATGATTACGGTGGTGGAAACGTGGGTTGGTGGTGGGATTACATTCGTTACGAATTGGGTCTGGCGCACGATCATTATCAAGAACAAGTCGCTGATCTTTACACCACACCACAACAACGCACATGGGTTGGGATGGATGATGAAGATGAAATTAATTGGGAAGAAGGCGACAGTTTGATGGCATTAGCTGAAGCAATTGAAGCCAAACTAAAAGCCAAGAATGGCTTTCACTCAACGGAGAAGAACACATGAACCCAACACCAAGACTTCGCTTTGTTGAGCGAGAAGTTTTATTGTCAACTGGCACTATTGGAGCCTATTCACAGACAATAAAAGTGTTGCAACAATGGTTTGCTTATGATGTTCAATACCCAATGACACGGGGTGAATGGAAAGACATCCCTTTGGAGAAAGAAGCATGACACTTCAAGAGCTACGCTTATATTACAACTTGCGTCAATACCAAATCTCGCACTTGCTGAATGCTCAAGAGTTCCACAAGCTATGTAGCAAAGGTGGTGACCGTGATTTGCAGCTTTGGCTGTATTTGTTTTATTGGGCAGATGCAATGTGGGAAGCAGATGCACTTTGGCAAAAGCTAGGCAATACAGACGCATACTGGAAATCGAGAGGAAAAGCATGACACATAGTGACGGAGGCAAAGGGAGCGCAAGACGCAAGGAAAACGCTCAAGCCATATTAAACAATTGGGACCTAATCTTTAATAAGAAGCCAGAAACCCAAAAAAAGGAAGAACATGTCGTTCATAAAGACACACCTACCATGCCCAAGCTGCCAAAGCAGTGACGGCTTATCAATCAACGAAGACGGAAGCACCTTTTGCTTTGTCTGTAACACATTCACAAGAAGCACTGAAATGACTGAAACATTTGTCGAAGAGAACAAGCCACAACACATCGAAGCCATTGCTGCCCTACGAAGCTCATTAGCAGGCCTTCCAAGTCCTTCTATTGCCTCTAGACGCATTGCTAAGGCCACTGTGGAGAAGTATGGTGTAGTTGCTGACACTAGTAATGTATTCTTCCCCTACTTTAAGGAGGATGTTCTTGTAGCTGCCAAGAAGCGAAGCATTGCCGAGAAGGCTTTTAGCACAGCAGGCGAGTGGAAAGGCAGCGGCTTGTTTGGTCAGCAGCTGTTCACCAAGGGTGGCAAGTATGTCACTGTGGTGGAAGGTGAATATGACGCATTGGCTGTCTATCAAATGCTTGGTTCTAAGTGGCCTGTAGTGTCTGTACGCAATGGTGCTGGTGGAGCTGCTAAAGACTGTAAAGAGCAATATGAATGGCTCTCCTCCTTTGAGAACATTGTCATTTGTTTTGATAATGACGAGGTGGGCAAGCAGGCAGCACAACAGGTGGCAGCTGTGTTTGCAGGCAAGGCCAAGGTGTTTAAGGGCATTGACGGCTACAAGGATGGCTGTGACTTCTTGTTGGCAGGCAAGGAGAAGGAATTCATTGATCGTTGGTGGGCTGCTGAGCTGGAAACCCCTGATGGCATTGTGGCTGGTTCTTCTCTGTGGGAGGAAGTGTCTGCCCCTATGGTGAAGGCTGACTGTGACTACCCTTGGGAAGGCTTGAATGACCTAACCTACGGTATTCGTACAGGCGAGCTGGTGACAGTGACAGCTGGTTCTGGCTTAGGCAAAAGTCAATTCCTGCGTGAGCTGGTGTGGCACATCCTGCAAAAGACACAAGACAACATTGGCCTTATGTTCTTGGAAGAGAGCGTTAAGAAGACAGCTTTGTCCATCATGAGCATGTCTGCTAACACACCGCTGCACCTGCCAGACGTGGAAGTGTCACAGGAGCAACGCAAGGAAGCCTTTGATGCCACATTGGGGACAGGCCGTCTCTATTTGTTTGATCACTTTGGCAGCACCTCCATTGATAACATTCTCAACCGTGTGCGCTTCTTGGCTAAGGGCATGGGCTGTAAATATGTATTCCTTGATCACATCTCCATCATTGTGTCAGCACAAGAAGGAGGGGATGAACGTAAGGCTATTGATGAAATCATGACCAAGCTGCGTATGCTGGTCCAAGAGACAGGCATTGCCCTAGTTGTTGTGAGCCATTTGAAGCGCCCAAGCGACAAAGGCCATGAAGAGGGGGCTGCTACATCATTGGCTCAGCTGCGTGGCTCAGGCTCCATTGCACAGCTCTCAGACATGGTTATTGGCCTTGAGCGTAATGGTCAGCATGAAGACCTGACAGAGCGCAACACAACCAAGGTGAGAGTACTTAAGAACCGATTCAGCGGCACTACAGGCCCTGCTTGTAAGCTGTTGTACAATAAACACACAGGACGTATGAACGAACGACAAGAGGAGGCCTTATGACAGATAAAAACATGTCCGATAGGACGCTGCTAGAACTGGCTGCAAAGGCGGCTAATGTTGATATTGAATTTAGCGTTTTTACGGATGAAAGTTTTATTTGTTTTCATTCTGGTGGAGACTGTTTTAATTCGGAATGGAATCCTTTGTTAGACGATGGTGATGCGCTGCGGTTGGCTGTGAAATTAGATTTGTTTTGGGAAAACATGGAATTGTTTGATATGCATTTTTCTCATAAACGTGAAGATAAGTATGCAGAGATGCGCCGAGCAATCGTAAGAGCAGCGGCAGAGATTGGCAAGACTTATAATGACAAACAAGAAGCCCTTTGAGCCTGATGATAAGTGGCCTTTTCCCAACACCCCTGTAAAGACAATGCATGGGGTGGAAAGAAAAGACAGAGACGGACGCAGCTATGTTAAAGTGACAGAAAAGCTGCTAACATTAAAACCAAGGAAAAAGCAATGACAGGAAAGCATTTTGAACACAACAAAGTGTCTATAACTTTTGATGTTGTAATGCATAAAAGCTATAGTGACGCACATAGACATGATCTAATGGCTAGTATTTGTGACAAGGTTCGCCTCCTTCTTAATGAAGAAAAACATTTGATTAACACCCCTCCTAACATACATTATCAAAGGACAGACAATGCGTAACGTAGAACTATGGCACAAACGTGCTAGACCAGAGCCAACCCCTGATGACTTGCAGGTGCAGATTGGCTGTCATATTGAAGAGATTGTGGAGATGTTTGATGCATTAGAGATGCACCACAGCTGGGCTGCTCTGGCTGATGAACTAGGTCTCCTTGCAACACGTTTGAAACAAGGAGAAACAGTTGTCGTTATTAAAGACCGTCAAGCATTCCTCGATAGTTTGGCTGATCAAGTTGTTACTGCTATTGGTGTTGGGCATTGTGCTAAAATGCGTACAGCCGAAGCAGTGGAGGAAGTGAACCGAAGCAATTGGAGCAAGTTTGACCAAGAAACAGGTCAACCCATCTTCACTCCTTATGGTAAAATCTCCAAAGGCCCTAACTACCGTGCTCCTAACCTGAAAGACTTTGTATGAAGATGAAAGACCACAACACAGACGATTGGGGCGATGCCCTTGATGGAACTAACAATAACCTTGGTCAGCTCTTGCGTCAACGCTTAGATGCTGGTATCATCCCTATTCGTTGTGACACTGACGAGCTGAAGAAAATTGCCCCTGTAATGATTGGAAGAAAGACAAACATGAACAAAACTATTGATGAAACCCTTGAACAACGTGGCAACAACTACGGCGACTACCGTGATGTTGCATATGCAGCACAAGAGCTGAAGAAAACCTTGCGTTATTCAAAGAGCTGGCATAGCATGGAGCCTTACATGCAAGAGAGTCTTGATATGATTTGTAACAAGATGTCACGCATTGTCAATGGCAACCCTTATTATGACGATAGCTGGCATGACATCTGTGGTTATGCTACACTGGTAGAGAAACAATTGGAGAAAAAGTGAAACTCTTCTTAGACATTGAGACAACAACAACTCACGATAAGATTTGGTGTTGTTTCACGTATGATGAAAACAATGGATATGTATGTCACACAAAGCCGGATACACTCACACCCTTAATCGAAAACTCAGAAACAGTGATCGCACACAACTTGATAGGCTTCGATGGTCCAGTCCTGAAGAAGTGCTGGGGCGTGACGATACCAGCGAAGAAGGCGAAAGATACCTTGATCTTGTCTCGTCTATACAATCCAAATATCGAAGGAGGCCACAGCTTGAAGGCATGGGGCGAAAGGGTAGGGGAGAGCAAGATTGACTATGAGCAACGCTGGAAAGAGCTTGGCTTAGAAGGCAACTGCTATGACAACCCTTCTCTTCCTTTGATGATTGAATATTGTCAACAGGACGTGGCTGTGTTGGTCAAAGTTGAGAAGCTCATTGACAAAATGCTTGATCAAGAGAAGTTCTCACAAGACTGCCGTAAGCTGGAACACGATGTAGCAATCATTTTACAACGACAACACCAACATGGCTTTAAACTCGACATTCCGAAAGCTCAGGGCCTATTGGCGACTCTTACTGGTAAGATGGTTGATATTGAAAATCAGCTACAGAGCATATTCCCTCCTATCATCGAAGAGATGAAGAAGCCTGCTTATTGGCAGATTGGGGATTGTCAAGCTGAGACTAAGTCAGAGTTGAAACGTATTCTTAAAGAAGCAGGCTTTAAATCTTCATTAGCAGATGAAGCGGTGGCAGGCCCCATGAAGAAACGTATCATTCCCTTCAACCCTGGTTCTCGACAACAAATTGCTGAACGGTTGCAAGGGTTGGGTGTTAAGTTCTCTAAGACTACAGACAAAGGCTCCATCATTGTCGATGAAAAGGTGCTAGAGAAGATTGACCTGCCAGAGGCTAAGGCTTTGCTTGAATATTTGATGCTACAGAAGCGTGTAGCACAGGTGTCAAGCTGGCTAGAAGAGGTGAAGCCTGATGGACGTGTACATGGACGTGTCAACACCAATGGGGCTGTAACAGGCCGTATGACACACAGCAGCCCTAACATGGCCCAAGTGCCTAACAGTGGCTCCATCTACGGCCCTGAGTGTCGTGAGCTGTGGACAGTGGATAAGGACAATGTGCTTGTTGGTGCTGATGCTAGTGGCCTTGAGCTGCGTATGTTGGCCCATTACATGAAAGATGATGATTATGTCAAAACAGTATGCGATGGAAGCAGCAAAGACGGAACAGATGTGCATACAGTTAACCAGCGAGCTGCGGGACTTGATACAAGAGACTCTGCAAAGACATTCATCTATGCCTTCCTCTATGGAGCGGGAGATGCAAAGATTGGAAGTATTGTTGGAGGAAGCTCGGTGCAGGGTGCAAAACTTAAAGCTAAGTTCCTTGAACAAACCCCTTCTCTGAAGGCATTGCTTGAGAAGGTGGCTGTTGCTGCACAGGCAGGCTTTGTGCGGGGCTTAGACGGCAGGAAGATATGGGTTAGAAGCCAACACGCTGCCCTTAACAGCCTGCTACAAGGAGCTGGAGCCATTGTTATGAAGAAAGCGTTGGTACTTCTTGATAAGCACCTACGTGTTCATAAAATACCACATGGCTTCTGTGCTAATGTTCATGATGAATGGCAGATTGAAACAAAGAAACAATATGCTGATGCTGTAGGCAAACTTGCTGTACAATCCATCCAAGAAGCAGGCATAGAATTGAAACTGTTCTGCCCTGTGTCTGGTGAATACAGCATTGGAGCTAACTGGAAGGAGACACACTGATGAATGATGAAGAGACAATGCGAAAGCTGGCAGAGGAATGCGACACATCAGTCCATCTCTTTGTTAAAGACAATCAGCTGTTCTTAGTTCATAGCCCATTTGATAGTGAAGATGAGGTACTAAACATTCTAAACAATGCTGTATCTAATTTAATTTATCGTGGGGCTATTGACAAAGCCAGCGGAAACCTGTTACAATAACACTCACTAGCGTTCGTATTTGCTTACGCTACAAGTTGACAGCTGGAAAGACAGCATTTTTATAAACAAAGGAAACTAAAATGACACAAGTAAAACTGGTTGGTAAACTCTTCTGGGCTCATCACATGACTAAGCCTAACACTGAGTTCAACCCTGCTGAGACTCGCTATGAAATCTGCATCGGAGACCTGTCTGACAGCCTCGTTGCACGTTTGCAGAATGAGCTTAATGTGAAGGTGAAACAGAAAGCTGATGACAAATACAATCGTGGCAAGTACATCATTGTCAAGACCAAATGGGAAATCAAAGCTGTTGATGCCGAAGGCAAAGAAGTTGACCCTTCCTTGATTGGTAATGGCACAGTGGCTGAATTGACCGTGAGCAGCTATGCACACAAGATGACAGCTATGCATGGTAATGCTCCTTCTTTGATGCACAGTGATAAATACCCAGCCATCAAGATTAAAGACTTGGTTGCTCCTATGGTTGCCGCTGAGGCAGCTCAAGAAGAAGACGAGGTTGTTCTGTGAAGATTGAACTAAACCAAAACGAAGTTGATTTCATCTTGCAAGTGCTTGGTGAATTGCCAACTAAGACAGGAGCTTATGTCTTGCTGGCTAACATTGATCAACAAGTGAAGGCACAACTGCCTCCTACACCTCCGCAGGAAGCCTAATGTCCATTGCTCTCGTTGATGGCGACATGATGTGCTACCGCATAGCATTTGCCTGTAAGAACGAGCCTGAAAGCGTAGCTATCAAGACGATGGCTACCTTTCTTGAAGATGTGTTGATGTCACAGCTTGATTTGGATGAATGGGAAGTGTTCTTAACAGGACACACCAACTTCAGAACAGAGATAGCTGTGACAACTCCTTATAAGGGAAACCGTAAGGATGTTGACAAGCCAGTGCATCTTCCATTGCTCAGAGAATACTTAACAACAGCTTGGTCAGCAGAGACAAGCAGCAACGAAGAAGCCGATGATCTCATTGCTATTCGTGCAACAAAGCTCGGTGATGAATCCATCATCGTTTCCCTTGATAAAGATTTTGATCAGGTGCAAGGATGGCATTACAATTTTGTGAAACAGAAAAAGTATTATGTCTCCGCAGAGGAAGGACAGCGTTTCTTTTACAAGCAAATCTTGATGGGAGACAAGGCAGACAACATTGTAGGCATTCGTGGGATTGGTCCAGTGAAAGCAGAGAAGATGCTTGCAAAGGCCAAGACAGAAGAAGAGCTGTATGCTGTGTGCTTGGAGGCAATGGGCGCAGAGAGAGTGCTAGAGAATGGCAGACTTCTGTGGCTTCGTAGAGAGCCTCGTCAAATGTGGAATCCTCCTGTATGACACAAGACGAAATCATCATGCTCGCGGACGAAGCTGGCTTTGGTATTGCAGGAGATCCTGAATACGTTCACGCACCTGGCTATGACGGTATATGCACAGAAGAACTTGAAGCCTTTGCCAAACTGGTGGAAGCCAAGGCTTCTGCTAAAGAGCGTGAGGCGTGTGCAAAGTTGTGTGATGAACTGGACAGCAACAGTTATCCGTATGTTGTGGTATTTCCAAACAAATGCGCTGAAGCAATCCGAGCAAGAGGAGGACAATGAAAGAACGTAAATATAATTGTGGAGAATGGACACCAGCAAGGTTTAGAAGCTTTGTAGTGTCTGCTCTTCGTACAGCAACCCGTAGATGGCCTCCTAAATATAAAGCCTTGAAAGAGGCCTACATAGGCAGGAAGACCAACAAGAAGACGAACAAGCTGGCTATGCATTATAAATGTGCATGTTGCAAGAAAGAGTTTGTAGCAGCTGATGTTCAAGTTGATCACATCCTCCCTGTTGTTAACACCAAGACAGGCTTTACAACGTGGGAAGAATATATCAACAACATGTTTTGTGAGAAAGAGAACTTACAGGTGCTGTGTAAGCCCTGTCATTCTATAAAGACACAAGAAGAGAAACTTGAAAGGAAAGAACATGTCACAAGCAGAAAAGAAACCGAAGGGAAGACCCCCAAAGCTAAAAGAAGCACCCGTACAGCCGTTAAATGAGCCTTCTAAGACCCTCTATTTGGTTAACTACTGGGTTCCATTCCCTGCTAGTGAATATGGCGGCTTACAGGCTGTATTGGCCTCTGATGATGCTGAGTGTTATGAGCTGATCAAGAAGCATAGTGAGAACCTTATTCGTCATCAAAAAGACCATGAGGAACTCATCAAGGCTCGTATCAAGAAGGCAACACGGTATGAAATCAAAGGTGATAATCCATCAGGTGTAGTAAGGAGCTTTGAAACATGACAGACAATAAAGAAGAAACCATTAAATTCTGTAAAGACTGTAAACACAGTAAACGTGATTGGCTTTACGGTTGGGAATTTGGCAAGTGTAGAGTACGTGTCATCTCCAATGTAGACTTTGTAAGTGGTAAAAAAACAACTATTTATGAAAACGCATATTGTGATAATGAGCGTAGATGGGGATGCGGTCCTGAAGCTAAATTCTTTGAACCAAAAAAGAAAGGTTTGTGGTAAGATGGAACAAGACTTAGAAACTGAAGTGATGGCTCATCGCTATCTCTACTATGTTTTATCAGAGCCTATCCTGCCTGATCTTGTTTATGATGTTTTAGAACGAGAAGCTAGAGAAAAAGTTAGTAAAGAGTCACCTATTCAAAAGGTAGGTAGTTCTTTAAAAACAAGTTACTCTCTGGAGCAGATTAAACGAGCACATCAGCTCTTAGGAGAAGCCTAATGGAGCTTATGCTAAAGAAGGAGAATGAGGATGGTAGTGCAGACTTTGACCTAACCATCTCTCCAATGGAAGTAGAGGCCTTGGTTAATCTTGGCCTTATCAGTGTATTGAAACAAGCAATTGAAGAAGGAAAACAATATGTCACAAGTCAGCCTAGTGTGGGTGACACCAAATGCAGAGGAGCTAGTTGCTCGTATGGCCCGTGTATCAAATCCGGCAAACCAGAACAACCCTGCATCTGCTCCGAAACTACTCAAGTACCTTATTAAGAACAAACACTGGTCTCCTTTTGAAATGGTGAATGTTTGTCTTGAGATTGAAACCACACGTGACATTGCCCGTCAAATCCTGCGTCACCGAAGCTTCTCTTTTCAGGAGTTTAGCCAGCGTTATGCTGTTGCTACAGGCTTTGAACTAAGCGAGGCTCGTCTACAAGATGATAAGAACCGCCAGAACAGCCTAGAGACAGAAGACCGTCAATTGGCTTATTGGTGGGAAGGCGCTCAAAGACGTGTGTTGACAGAGGCTCAGTTTATGTATGAAAGTGCTTTGGCTAAAGGCATTGCTAAAGAGCAGGCCCGTAAGCTGCTCCCAGAAGGAATGACACAAAGCCGCATGTACATGAATGGAACTCTTCGTTCATGGCTTCATTTCATTGAAATCCGTTGTGATAAAGCAACACAAAAGGAACATCGTGAAGTTGCAGAGAAAGTTCGTGGTATAATCTATGAACAGTTTCCGGCAATCAAGGAGGTGCTAAGTGACTGAAGAGCAAATCATTGATGACATCCTAGATGAGTTTGACTTTGGAAAAGTAATGCAAGTGATGGAGCATCTAGATTGGAAGTGGGGAGGTCTTGATAGTCCCCCTGAAGTTCCCTCTCTAGGACAGCTTCGTAAACGAGCAAGAAGCCTAATGAAATATTGCATTGGACACGATGAATTTGTAACGGCAACAGGCGGCTTTCATGTGCGTAAAGAAACATTTGAAGGACAGCCCTATTACCAGCTACAATTTGTAGTGACTGAATGGAATAATTACGATTAACAATATCTGCCCTTAGCTCAAACGGAGAGAGCAACGCCCTTCTAAGGCGTAGGTTGTTGGTTCAACTCCAACAGGGCAGGCCAAACAAAGGAAAACATGAAAAAGCTTTTACTTTTATTGTCACTAGCAAGCTGCATTATCATCAATGCAGATGCTAAAGGTGGCGGCTCTTCTGGAGGGGGCGGTCATGGTGGTGGTGGTCACGCTAGTTCAGGTGGTGGACGAAGCATGTCATCATCGTCTGTGTCACGTCCTGCACCTGCACCATCTGTAGCTCCTCGTCCGTCTACATCTCCTGCTCCAACAGCAGCTCCTAAGACAACTACAACAACTACCACAACAACACGATCTGTGAACACTTCTTCACGCTATGTGTCAGGCGGTGGTGTTGCTTACGGCGGCATGGGAATGGGTTATGGTTACAGTAATGGCCTATTAACAGGCATGATTATTGGTAATATGATGCACCCACATAACACTGTGGTGTATGCTGGAGGAGGCGCACACAGTAACAACGCTTTGCTCTATCCTGATGGTCGTGTTGTTAATCAACAAGGGCAGCAAGTTGGTACATACCAGAACGGTCAGTTCACTGAGACACCAAACGGTCCTGTAGTTGCACAGCCCGTCCCTCAAGATGCTTTACACCCTCCTGCTGAACGTGAGAAAACAGTGAGTGAATGGATGAAAGACATTTTATTATTCACAGCACTAATCTTGGTCATTGTTATTCTAATCATCTTTTTGCGAGGTCTTTTCTTATGATTAACTTTCTCATTGCTGTGGCGCTCATCCTATTTGTCATTATTCTTGTCACTTTCTTGGTACGCATTATGAATGAAACTGTTTATTTTGATGGTGGTGTTGAAGAAGAAACTATCACCACTACAACCACCACTACAACCACCGTTGTGGAGGAGCCTCCTATTATTACAATTGATCAGTTACCCCCTCTTGAACGTAAGTTTAAAGAGAATGGTCAACCGTTTTGTATTGATCCAGCAGACAACACTGAATGGCTGTTAAATACATACGATGACATGTATGAAGATGCAAGCGGTAAATGGTGGAAACTTATTTAAAGGAAAGACATGGGAAAGAAAATCTTAACATTGGTAATGAAAGAAGTAGATGACAACTACGAGTCAGTTCAGGACACGCAAGTAGTCACCTATCTGGACAGCGATGTTGCATGGGATAAAATGATTCCATTCTTCTTGCACTTCCTTGAAGGTGCTGGTTATATTGGTGTTGTTGAACAGATGTCAAAGCTTTTAGGAGGTGATGTGTATGACTACGAGACCTATTTCCCTTACCACATTGGAGAATTTGATGAATAAGAAATTCTATTCACGTAAGTGGCTCAATTCAAAAGAAGGTACAGCATACATTGAATGTGCTGCTTCTAATGACTTAAGCAGTTATAAAGACTTTGGTTTCAAACTTGCAGACTGTCATAAAACTGTGTCAATTGACCTTAGCTTTCATAACAATAAAGGGAAAGCTGAACGAGTTAAGAAGCTTGGTCTCATCATTGATGAACTGATTAACTTGAAGCTTGCAATTGAAAAGGTAGAGGTAAACAAATGAGAATCTTAGTTATTCCAGACACTCAGGTCAAAGAAGGCGTTCCAATGGAGCACCTAACATGGGCTGGTAAAGCAATCTGTGAATACAAGCCTGATGTTGTTATCCACTTGGGAGACCATGCAGACATGCCTAGTCTCTCAAGCCATGACATTAAGGGCAGTAAGTATTTTGAAGGCTTACGTTACCAGAAAGACATTGAGGCAGCTAAAGAGGGCATGAGAATGCTCCTAGAACCTCTTAAAACGCTCCAGAAGACCCAGAAAGAGACTAAGCATAAGGTGTATAAGCCCCGCATGGTTCTCACCCTTGGAAACCACGAGAATCGCATTGACAGGGCTGTGAACAACAACCCAATGCTTGAAGGCCTAATTAAGACGAAAGACTTAGAATATGAAAAAGATTGGGAAGTGCATCCTTTCTTACACCCTGTATTTATCAACGGCGTTGGCTTTAGTCATTACTGGCCTGTTGGTGCTATGGGGAGGCCTGCTGGGACTGCTGGTGCAATTATTAACAAGCTTCATATGTCATGCATTGCTGGGCATCAGCAAGGCAAACAAATCGCTTACGGAAAAAGAGCTGATGGTAAGCCAATATGTGCTATCATTGCTGGTAGTTACTATCTTCATGATGAGTCTTATATGGACCAACTGAGCAACCGTCATTGGCGAGGCTTGTTGGTGTTAAATGAGGTGGAAGATGGTCACTTTGACGAAATGTTCTTAAGCATTGAATATTTACAACGAAAGTATTCACAATGAGTCTCACTGTAAATGACATTGCAGACTTGCTAAGACGAGAAGACTGTGTTACAATATTGGAACTACTAGACATTAGTAGTGATGATCTTGTAGACAGGTTCATGGATGTAATTGATGACAAAGCAGAGAAAATAGAAAAGGAATTAACATGAAATATATGGGAAGTTATGAGCAATACATCGCTAAGAGTCGATATGCTCGTTACATGGATAGTGAACAACGCCGTGAGGACTGGGAAGAAACCGTTTCACGTTACTTTGACTTCATGTCAGAGCAATTGAAGAAGAACCACGACTACACGCTGAGCGACACAATGCGTGATGAGTTGCAGAGTGCCGTGATTAACATGGAGGTGATGCCCTCTATGCGTAGTTTGATGACAGCAGGGAAGGCATTGGAGCGTGATAACACAGCTGGTTACAATTGCAGTTATTTGCCTATTGATGATGTTAAAGCCTTTGACGAGGCTATGTATATTCTTCTGTGCGGTACTGGTGTTGGTTTCTCTGTTGAGCGTCAGAGCATTCAAAAGCTGCCCGACATTCCAGAAGAGCTGTTTGAAAGCAACACGACTGTTGTAGTGTCAGACAGCAAAGAAGGCTGGGCTAAGAGCTTGCGTCAAATCATTGCCTTGCTCTATGCAGGCGAAGTCCCAAAATGGGATGTGTCTAAGGTTCGTCCTAAAGGTGCTCGCTTGAAGACCTTCGGTGGTCGTGCTTCTGGTCCCGAGCCATTGATTGAGTTGTTTCAGTTTGTTTCTGCCATCTTCAAAGGTGCTAAGGGCCGTAAACTGAATAGCCTTGAGTGTCACGACATCATGTGTAAGATTGGTGAAGTTGTTGTTGTAGGCGGTGTACGCCGCTCAGCCATGATTAGCTTGTCTAACCTGTCTGATGATCGTATGCGTCACGCTAAGAGCGGTGCATGGTGGGAGAAGAACGGTCAACGTGCCTTGGCTAACAACAGTGCCTGCTATACAGAGCGTCCTGATGTTGGTATTTTCATGCAAGAGTGGAATGCTTTGTATGAGAGCAAGAGCGGTGAACGTGGCATCTTTAACCGTGAAGCAGCTAAGAAGGTGGTTAAGCAGAACGGTAGACGCAATGCTGACTTTGACTTCGGAACCAATCCATGTTCTGAAATCATTCTGCGTCCTTACCAGTTCTGTAACTTGTCTGAAATCATTGTCCGTGCCGAAGACAACCTTGAGAGCTTGAAGCGTAAAGCACGTCTAGCATCGCTTCTGGGTACATTCCAGAGCACATTGACACACTTCCCATACCTACGTAAGGTGTGGCAAAAGAACACTGAAGAAGAGCGTTTGCTCGGTGTATCCATGACAGGCATTCTTGATAATGCTTTGTTGAACAACCCTGATGACCCTCGTTTGGAGACCTTGTTAAATGAAATTAAAACTGTTTGTATTGCAACAAATGCCCTTATGGCTGAGCGTCTTGGTATTCCTGCCAGTGCTGCTATTACTTGTGTTAAGCCTAGCGGCACAGTTTCTCAGCTCACAGATAGCGCATCTGGCATTCATGCTCGTCACGCTGAATACTACTATCGCCGAGTACGTGGAGACCGAAAAGACCCGCTTACTCAACACCTCATCGAAGCAGGAGTAACATCTGAGCCTTGTGTGATGAAACCTGACCAGACGGTTGTGTTTACATTCCCCAAGAAGGCTCCAGAAGGTGCTTTGTTGCGTAAAGACTTGACAGCCTTGCAGCATTTGCGTCTCTGGTTGACATATCAACGTCACTGGTGTGAGCATAAGCCTTCTGTCACCATCTCTGTCTCAGAGCATGAGTGGCCTGAAGTTGGTGCTTTTGTATGGAAATATTTCGATGAAATGTCTGGTGTTTCCTTCTTGCCTTATGATGGTGGTAGTTATCGACAAGCCCCCTATGAGGACTGCACACAAGAGCAATACGAAGCTTTGTTAGCCACAACACCACACACTATTGATTGGGATAGCCTGATTGAAATGGATGATAATGTTGAAGGTGTTCAAACCTTGGCTTGCACTGCTGGAGGCTGCGAAATCTAATGGAACAGGGACATGAAGTACCACACTACGAGCAATCAAGGCGTGACTTCATGTCACAGTTTGAACTGAAATCAGATAAGCCCGGCTTTCACGGGCCTATGGTTCATAAAGTGACAGGTGAAAGTTACCAAGGCATGTCAGCTCGTCTTGAGTATGAGCACAATCAGAAACGTAAAGGAAACAAACATTGAAGACAATAGTATACACAAAAGACAACTGTCCAGCGTGTGTGCAACTGAAGACAAAGCTAGCCTCGGAAGGGATTGACTTTGTTGAGGTTCACTTAGGCAGGGACATGACAATCGAAGCGTTTAAAGAGAAGTTTCCCTTTGTACGTTCAGTTCCTTATATGGAGGTGACGGATGAAAATTGATTCCGATGCCCTTGAAGAAGCCTTACAACAACTTGCTGAGGATAAACTTATGGCTGAATTAAGAGAAGCTATTGTATATGGTCCTCTGATACTGAATGAAATCGTAACAGCATATTTAAATATATGTGAAAGGAAGCAAAGTGATAGTATTTAACCTACGTGTTGGTATTGGCTTTGACATTGAATATAACGATGACATTTGCCACATTGTTATAGCCGATGATACAGAAGAGGAAGAAGTGGTGGCTTTTGAAGGGATTTTAATTAAGATTCCCTTCTTCTCCATCTACATTGGAGACTTCTACGACTTAGAGGGATAAAAAGAAAGGGGACTTAATAGTCCCCTTTTTAGTTGCTTGGTACAGCTTATTCAGCTGGTCCTTGTTCCCCTTGCAGGCCGATGTACACACTAGCTGGCATACTATCAAACAAGGTGCTCATAACCTTCTCCAGCTGGACAGGGTTCTTAATGGTGAAGTCCATTGTCTGAGCCACACCAGCAAGCTTCTTAACCCCATTAGGATCTGTCAAAAGCTGCATAACCTGTTGGTCAAACTGCTCTTGTGTTCTTGCCACGTTAACTCTAGACAACAAACGTACACCCTTCTGGATTGGAGAAGCAATACGGTCACGTAATGTTGATGTGATGTATGGAATGTCCAAGCCCGGCGCTCCCATTTGAGCAAGTCTAGAACCCACTGAGTCCACCTTGCTCTTCTCAAGCTCCAAGGACAGGCGTTCAATATCAGCCTTCTTCAAGTTATCAGACAGCTTAGAGATTTTCATCAAGCTCTCTTGATAGCCTGAGCCCATAATGGCATCAATACCCGCTCTGTTCTTAGGGTCTTGTAAGAAGGCTACACCGCCTCTAGGGTCGTTCAAAGCCTTATCAGCCAGCTCAGCTCTCAAAGAGCCTCTAACGGCCTGTGAAGCCTCTGGAGACAGGTCTTTGAGGTCTCTCAACACCTTATTACGTGTAGAGCCTGTGTTTAATACACCAGTTAACAGAGTTGCATAGTCAGGAATAGCACTTCCTTCATCCATGTTCTTTGTTAAATAGTTATCAGCAACACGCTTCTCAGCTGCCTTGGCTTGCACATCGAGACGTGCTCGTTGAGCCTTCAATGCTCTATCATCTAACAGAGAATTATTCAACAGCTCTTTAACCTTGCTGCCGTTCTTCTCCATCTCATTGAGCACATCGCCATTCTTCTTGATGAAGCTTGACAGGCTGCTACCAGACAACAAGCCATCCTTAACAGCAGCTTCGTAAGCCTTGGCAATGACAGCATTCTCAGCAATCTGTACACCGTCTTTACCAGCCACCTTAACGAAGTCACGCAAGGCTTGTCTGTCTTTCACAATGACGTTAGCCACCTGTGAGGCATACTTAGCACTGTCAATGTCCTTAATGCCCTGAGCTTGACTGAATGGAACACCAACCTTCTCATAATATTGTAAGTCAATGTTCTTAAGCTTATCACTCCATTCAGGGATGTTCTGAGTGCGTACAGCATCCAGTTGCTCTTCAAGTACATCAAGCTTACGCAGCTGAGCAGGGTCTCTCACCTTACGTTGTTGCTCGTTAATCAGACGTTTCAAGCTGTCCACGTCATCAAAGGTCATCTCCTTAAACACTTTGTTTGTCTCAGGAGCATTACCAGCAGCCTTCTCAAGGGCAGCAATGTTGGCATCTACGCCTGTCAAAGGGGTTTCCTTTGGACGCAGGATGGACAACACCTTGTTATCAGCAGCAGAGCCTCTACCGAAGATGTCTCTCAGGCGGTTAGTCTCAACAAAGCTGTACAAGGCTTCTGTAGCGTCAGCAGGCATTGTCACATTGGCTTCTCTTGCCGAGGTTTTAAGGGCTTCATATTGAGGAGACATCTCCTTCATTACAATGGCCTTTTTAGCCTCTACAACGTTCTCAACAGCTTTGCCTATGTCTCCCTTAGACGGCACTGTAAAAGGGTCTGTAAGGGCCTCTAAACGAGCATTAATAGCCTCTTTACGCTTGGCAATGTTCCCAATGTTTAAACCAGTGTCTGTAACAGGAGCAAAACGATCACCAAAGATGGTGTTAGCCTTACTATCAATGGCCTGAGCCACCCTGTTCAGCTCGTCTTGCAGTTGTGCTCTATATTGTGGATTGGTCTTAGCCAGACGTACAATTTGCTCCTTGATGATAGGGTTTGTACTCATGCTAACCAGCAAGGGAGATACATCACCTGTCACATATTGAGAAGCTTTGTTAATGTCGTCAATGATTTGATCAATGTTTTGAGCACCCTGAGCCTTAGCTGCCTGCTCCAAGAGACGCTTAGCAGCACCAGCAGCCACGGCATTCTCAGCACCAGCTGGGTCAATCTTCACTGCTTGATATTTAGACCAGAGCTGCTTGCCTAAGTTAGTAGCCGCACCTGTTGCCACTTTGAAAGGAGCACCAGCAAGGGGAGCCCCCACAGAACCAGTAACAGCACCAATGCCTCTACCAACACCGCTCTCTGCGCCTGTAATGGCCTTCTCAGCCATGCCACCAAGTTCACCACCAACTTCGCCTCCAAGACCTGAAATGGCAGCTGTGCCTGCCTTCTGTAGAATGGAGCCGGGATAGGCATAGCTCAATGGGTCAGCAACAGCCTCCACCATTGGCATAACATATTTACCAGCTTCTGTTGTAGCAGGCTGACGTTGCACGCCCATAGCCTTTCTAGCACCCTCTACAGTGGAGATGGGAGCCAGCTCAGGCTGTGAAGGGAAAGCACCAGCGAATGTTCCCTGAGCTTCTGCTTGGCCTGCTGTGAGGAATGAGGGAAGGTTAGTCAGGCCCATCTTAGCAGCCTGCATAATGTCCCCTACAATGCTGCCTTGTTTAGGCTTTGTTGTAGCACGGATAGAAGCACCAATCTCATCAATTTCTGATTCTGAAAGTTGACCTTCTACCTGTACTCTCTTGCCTTCAATGAGATATGTTGCCATTATTGTCCTTCATCTAAAATCTGATATTTTACACCACTCTTAGTAGTAAGAGGCTTATTAACAACAGACTTGGCAGTGAATTTAATAGGTTCACCAATAAGAGAGCTTACCTGTTCTTTAGACAGCTGAGAGGTGCTATAGATGCGACCAAGCTTAGCCTGCTCTGTGTTATGTTTAGCAGCAGCTGCCGCAGCAAAGGCTTCCAACACATCACGCTTCTCTTGAATAGATTGTTTACCCGATGTACCAGCGAAGAACTTAGAAGCACTGTCAACAACACGTTGTGGCAATGTACCAGCACTGACAACAGACATCACTTCAGCTTGTGACAGCTGTTTATCACCAGACAAGGTAGCCAATGCTCTGTCCACCTGAGCCTCAGCCTTTGGAGAACCGCTATCAAGCAGCTTAATGCCACCAGCAGCTGTTTCATAAGCAGAGGAATAAGGCTTCAACTCACTACGCACTTGAGACACTGTTGGGTTGAGATCAGACAGCTTTGGTGTGCCTTCACCCATGACAATAACTTGTCTCTTGCTTGCAGCAGAGGCATCAGCACGTTTGTTAACTTCAGCTCTTTGTGAAGGAGAGAGCTTAGCAAAGGTTGTGTCATACAACTCAGCTGCAATGGCTTCTCTTTCAGCACCAAAGCTGGGCAGCTTCTCGTCTCTCAGGGCCTTATCAGCAAGAGCTGTTTCCTTAGCTGTACGAGCAGCTTCCAGAGCCATTTGACTCTTAGCAGCCTGCACCTTACGGGCAGCTTGTTGTGCCTGCATAGCATCTTGAGACAGACCTCTAGCACCAAGCTCCTGAGCCAAAGAAGCATACATATCTGCTTCGTCTGTAATGCCCATGCCTTGCACCTTAGCCATAGCCTCTTCAATGCCTCTAGCACGTGCTTCTTGAGGAGCCATACCACCGAAGAGCCTGCCACCAGCATAACCAATACCAGCACCAGCATTACCGCCCATAGAAACAACCTGCTGTAGCAAGCCTTGGTTGCCCATTTGAGCAGGGCTAATTGATTGACTGTCTAAATAGTTCATGCCAATCTCTTTAGAAGAAGGCATGTTGAATAGTGTTAAAACATCGCTTGCCATATTATTCCTTATTGAGGCATTGGGCCAACATAGGCATCGCTGCCCGGTGTATATTGACCATAATTAGGAGTCCACTGACTATTCCATGTAGGCTGCTGTTGTGGTTGATACAACATACCACCGGCTGTTCTACCTGCTGATTGAACCATATTAGCAGTTGACAAGTTACCAGCCAAGTTAGTATTAGCTGCGCTTGTTGCGCCTGACAATAACAACTGACCAGCATTAGCACCAGACACGGCTGCTTTGTTACCAATATCAGCACCCATTGTCAAAGGCTTCATGCCAAGCTCTTCAATACCAGCGCCAGAGCTGAATAAGCCAGTGCCACGAGCAATAAGCTTATCAATTATATTCTGACCATATGTAGTACCTTGTGCTGCAATTTCAGCATTGGCTCTTTCACGTGCAAGCTGTGTAGCAAACTGGTCTGGATTAACTAAGCCAGCACCGTCACCACCAACAACACCAGAAGAAACACCAAGACCAATACGGCCTGAGCCTAGAGCACGTTGTCTGCTAGCCAAGTCTTCGGCAGCTCTGGTAGGCTGTAACAAGCCCATTTGCTGCTCGACATACTTCTGTGCTTCAGCTTCTGGATTTGTGCTCCCAAGCTGTGCTAATGTTTGTGTTGCTTGACCGTATAGCTGATCTCTAAAGGCAGCTAAACGTGGATCAATTTCATAACTAGCCTTATTATTCGCTGTATCGAAATAGCCTGTACCAAAACCAGATGTAATACTGTATGGTTTAAACTTAGCACTGTCTGCTGCTATACGGGCAGCTTCCAGTTGAGCTGCTGCACTCTTGCCTGCTGCTTCGTTTGCCATCATCCCACCAAGAATGGAACTACCTCCTACAATTGCTGCTGCTGTAATAGCCATTACGCTGCTCCTTTAATTAATACGTTATCCACTTTGTTTGGGTCTTTCTCATCTGTAGCGTGAATACAAAACCATGTACATTCTGTCAAAGCTGTTACACCGTGATAGACACCTGCTTTAATTTCAATACAAGCTGGAGCTGTGAATGTTCTCTTATCGCCATTCTCTAACAGCACTTCCACTTTGCCTTTAGCTAAAATGGACAAATGGCTGAATTCATGGACATGTTTAACAACAGCGGCCCCTGCTGGGAATGTCATTTCCTTAGCATACAACCCATCGGAGAAATGATGAGTGATGCCTTCTGTAATATATTGATAGGCATCCATTACATGCTTACCGTTCCGTTAATATATGATTCCATCTTTGACTTCTTATTCATATAAAATATTAATTGAACCAGCATCAAATGCATCTGTTCCATTGATTGTGGTAATCCTAACTCGATCAAGAACCCCAGACAGGCCAACAATTGTTGTACCCAATTGACCAAAGTTTGCTGACGTTTGAACGCCTTGATAATTACCAACCCAGTTATTACCGCCTTGGTTTACAAATACAGCAGAACCAATCCTTGCGTAAGAAGCGCTATTGTTTGAGCCAGATTCAATAATAAGACCTGTAGTATTTGACGCAATGTTCCAAGAGCCGCCACTTGAAGCTGTAATACCCACACCCGTATACCCACTGTCGGTAATTCCAGATGATGTACCGAGACGTACAACAACCACACTTGTACCATCTGTAGAAGCGCTATTGAACATTACAGTGATACGCTTTGCCCAAGATGGAATCCCAGTGAAATCAACCACAGTGCCTGACGCAGATGTAGATGTACCTTGCGTAATAACTGATTGAACAGCTCCTGTTTTTGCATTCACGCTTGTAACACCGCCGTTTGTTGCATTTGCCACAGCTGTTGAGCCAATCTGAGCCACAATGTCAGCAGCTGAAGCAACAGATATAGCACCTGTGCCTGCGCCTTTAAGCAAAGCACCAGACGTAAGAGACGTTGCACCTGTACCGCCACGTGCCACAGACAGTGTTCCTGTAGTGCCGTCCACAATTGGAAGACCTGTACAGTTTGTCAAAGTGCCGGAAGTAGGAGTACCAAGCACTGGTGTTGTAAAAGAAGGGCTAGTGGTATCAGCCTTAGTTGCAATGGCTGTAGCAATGGCATCAAATTCATCATCCAGCTCAGTGCCTTTAATACGCTTTAAAGGATCACCAGTTGACAGTGCATCCTTTGTATCGTATGCTGTAAGTTTTGTATAGTTACTCATGTTTAATAACTCTTTCCTGTTTTAACAAACAAATCTAGTTTCTGAATACTCAAAGGAGCACCGTTTACTTCTGCTTCAAAGCCAATCTGGACAGTCTTTCCTTGACCACCAACAGCTGTCTTAGAGTTCTCAATGAACACGCCAGAGCTGTATTCACCAATGTTATATTCAGCTATGTTATATTCCGAATAACTTCCTTGAGAGATTGAGATAGGATAGGAGCTGTATGTATTGGAGAAGTCAAAGCCAAGTTTAGCAACCAGACGTTGACCACCGCCACCAATAAGCACAATACCTAAGCTCTTAGCAATCTTATTAGTTGTAGGCTGTTCAAAGTTGAAATGGTTGGTGTAATATGTGAATTGATATTTAACACCGTTGTCCTGATAGCCGTAGTATTCACCAATACCATTAGTCTTACCAATGTACAGCACACCGCTTCTACACGAACACAGAGCAGGGGCTGTATAGCCAAGCCACGAAGTAACACGTGCAGCACCGTCCTCTAAAGGCTTTCTAAGGTCAATACAATAGACAGCAGGAGAAGCAGTAGAAGGGAAGCTAAGCAAGTAGAAGGCATACTTCTCTGAATAGCAGCTTCTCACCTCGTCCATGTTCGTTGCTTCAATGTATGAGAAGATGTCATCACGTACATTAGCTGTGAGGTCTCTCATTGGCATACTCTTCTCTTGAACAGTACGACCAAGGCTTCTTACGCCAGAAGAAGAGAGGAACAATACATCATTACCTGTCTTCTGGATGGAGTCTCTAGAGATGCAGCCAACACCGGGCAAGACATCTTGCACATACATGGTGGAAGGATCAGAGAAATTATCATCATTACCACGAAGCATGACAATGTTCTGTTTAAAGAACACAATGATGTATCCGTTATGGGCAGCAATACCGACAGCTTCGTCTACGTTATTAGGAAGCTTAGCAGACATGTTCATGCTGCCTGAAGTTCTTCCTGCTCCTGTATTGAATGTAGGAAAGTGAAGATCAGCAATGTCTGTAGACCAATAGAGAGTTGTTTTATTACTGTCTGTACCTAACACCCAGAAACGACCATAAGCCGCTAGAACGGCATTAGGGCCATTAGCTGTACCTGTACCAAAGACAGGGCTACTATAGGAAGCGCCGCTATGTCCAGTATGGCTAACCAGCTTATTAACAACAAGGCTTCCTGTTTCTCTTGAGAATAAGATTGGTTCATGTGTTTTCTGTACAATGAGGCAATGGTCATACAGAGAAGCCATTTGCCAGTTATTAGCTGTGACAGTGTAGCCAGCTGGTGTAATGTCTGTCAATGCACCTGCAACACCTGCTCTAAACAACTTGTTATTACCGCCACTGATGTAGTCAATAGTGCCATCAGCATTAACATATTCAAAGATGCTCTTGATGGGGTTGTCAGACAAAGCAGAGCTGCCGCTTGTTGTACGCATTGTCCAGCCCTTACGAGCACCTAAGCGACCATACTTATCAATTACACAGTTGTTAGCAACAAGGGCAAATCCGTCAGACAACAAAGCCCCCGAGCTTTGAGTGTTTAGTCCAAAGAAGCCGGGAGCGCCTACTGATGCAGATTTAAGTTCTTTGCTCATACTGGATACCAAACAGCGTCTTCTGGTCTACGTGCTGCATCAAAAGCAATTTCATCTGCCAAAGCTCTCATGCCAGAACCAAAAGCATATTGGCTGCTATTGCCACCATCTTCGCCACGTTCTTCAATTGCTCTAGCCAAGGCTAACAATACAATAGGCTTTGGTGGAAGTTTAATTACATCGCTATCACCCGCTAAGTCTACATTACGTAGAACAAGGTTAAATCTCAATGTATAAGCACCATCAGGGATTGGGAAAATATCTACTTGAGAATCACCATCACTATTAACACCGTTCCAGTTATAGTATAATGGAGCACCGGTAGGCACAGCTGATGGAAGCAAGAACAGCTTATCAAACTCACCACCTGATTTATATTCCATGAAGTGGTTGGTTGTGTCGTTAATAACGTCAATGACAGTAAAGTTATTACGACTATCAGTCAATGCATAGTTAAACACATCGGCTGTTGTAAACACAGACATAGTTGTACGAAGGGCGCTCCAGTTCCAAGCGTTCTCTACTTCTTGTCTTGCATCATTAACAAAATCGCCAATCAGTTTACTGTAGGAAGTCTCAGAAACAGAATTAACTTCTCTTTCTCTTAGTCTTCTTAGTACACTATTGACAGCTTCTAAGTATGTCATCTATGTTCCTTATAAGCCTTATAAGCTTATTATCTTAATTATGTTAAAAAGGCTTGTTAAGTACCTCTATAGTTACTATTATAGCACCATAGAGGTATTTTGTCAAGCCTTTTTCTTCTTTTTCTTTGAAATACCTGCTTCTGACAGGCTAATGGCTATGGCTTGTTTAGGAGAAGTGACCACTTTGCCACCTTTGCCTGAGTGAAGAGTGCCTGTTTTATATTCATGCATCACCTTACCCACCTTGGCTGATTGTTTCTTGGTTTGTTTCATATCAAGCCTTATGATATTCAGCTTCTGTCAAGATGCCGGGTTTGTACTTACCTTCTGGTTTGAAGATGGTTAGTTCTTGTTGTCTCATCTCAGGGGCAAAGCTGATATGCATCCATCTGCCAAACTCATGGATGATTTGATCAAACTTAATACCAGCCTTCTTCACCTCTTGGCACAGCTGATATGGTGTAAGCTTGGAGCTAGACACGTCAATGGCCCAACCATCCATGTGTGAAGACACCTTAGAACCGCCTACAGCCACGTTAACGGCAGGCAGACGCAGCCATGAGTTGATGTTTAAAGGGCCTGTAATGGCTCTGAGCTGCTCCAAACCAGCAGCAGCAATCTTCATGTTCTCCAACTGGACAGTGGAGGGCTGGTTATCAATGCCTTGACGGATAGCCGTGTCGCTATGTGTGGCTTCTTCGAGGGTGAAATGTTCTGAGAGGTTCATTTGATTGTCCTAATGTTGTTGTATAAATCAATACAGCTGTTTAGCTGAATTATGGCTTTGTCGCCGTCTGCGGTGATGCTGATAAGGTCTTGAGCAACCTGTCTGTCAAGTTCGGCTCCATTTTCTGAAGCTCCTGTGGCAGAGGTGGAATCTGTACTGGTACGGACATACAGCCTGAGAGAGCCATCAGCAACAGCAGACTTAAGGGAGCTAATCTTGATTTCATTGTCTTTCTTCTCTTTCTTTAGTTTCTCATCAGCCTCTGCTGTCACTTCCTGCATCTTTGTCTCAATGCGTGTCACCTCTTCTTGTATCTCTAACCTTGCTTTGTGCTTTCCAGCAAAGAAGGCCATCAATAGGCAGCAGACGAACAGAAAGACATTACGAAGCATTCTCTTCTTTCTTGTCCTTCTTAATGAACTCAGAGATACCCAAGATAGCACCAAAGGCTAAGTGAATGAAACCACCGTTCTGAAGGGTAGACGGGTTCCATTGACGGAAGGCATCATTAGTTGCTTCTGTTTCCCAGAATTGGACAATAGTAAACATAATTGGGAACAGCACAAAGTCAGCTAAACAAATAGCTGCATATACACGACCCATTAACCATTGAAATCTTTGTTTATATTCTTCGTTCATTTGCTCTCCTGTTTTAAACAAATCTCTGTTGCCTTGTTCACTTTGATATAAAGGTAAAGCTCAAAGGGCATAACAATAAACCATAGCAATGTCATTAGAATGAGAAAGCTTATGTATTTGCTATCACTATCGCCGCCATCAGTCCCCATGTTTCTGCCACCACTAATATTGCTATTGCTGCTATTGCCATACGCTTGTGACGCTTGGCTGCTCGTTTGTTTCGTAGCCATTGCTCTTCCTTCTTTTTACGTAAGGCCACCAGCCTAGCTGCTTCTTGTTGTTCTTGAATGATGCCAACCCTCTTGACCACCTTGGTGTATAAGTCTCCGAGGTCTCCCCCAATCTGATACACCATCGTCTCTCTAATCTGCTTCTGAAGCTTAGCCACCTCAGTCATGGCATATTCAATGTCCACTGAGCTGCTTAATAGCTCAGCATCACTCTTAGCATCAAGGCTGTGTAGCTCAGCGTCTGCCAGCTTCTGTTTGAGCTGTGTCATACATGTGAAGAATATCTTCAGCTGAGCAATGATGTCTAAGGTGATTGATAGTTCGTCTTGGTCTGGAGGAGGAGCTTTCTTAACAACTTTCTTCTCCTGTACAATCTCCTGCTTACTGACATCTGGTGGTTTCTCCTCTTCTTCCCCAAACAACTTACCCTTTAGGAAGCTCCAGAAGCCTCTAGAAGCCCCTGAAACTTCCTTGGCAATACCTAGAGCAGTGTCAATGGTTTTCTTGGCTTCTAGGACCGTTCCTTTGTATTCCTTGTAAAGGTCACATCCTTGCTGAATTGCTTTTACAGCTGCATTAGCAGCAGCAAGAATGGCTAAAGGCATTACTTCTCCTTACGAATATCCTTATATATCTGAATAAGCTTATGACCAATCATCAAAGCTGTGTATATCAGGGTGGCCCATAAGACCAACTCACTTACCTGATAACCTGCCACTGTTGCTAGGCTTATAGTGACAGGAGGAGCTGCTTTAGTTACAAGGGCTATGCCTGTTTCTGTTGTCACGTGGTCTGTCATGGAAGCACAGCCTTAATCTCTTCTAGAGCTTGTGCTGAGTCGATGGCTGCTTGCATAGTTGCATATTTCTCCCGAATAGCCTGACGTTCAACTTCTACAGCTGCAACGTCTGTACCCGGGATTTGTTTCATAATCACTTCATCCAAAGGCTTAAACTCTTCAGCCCTTGCATCACGTCTAATGGTATGAGCAATAGCCTTAGCTTTGGTAATATTCACTGTAATCATTCAGACATCTCCCATGCATCACGAAATTCAACGTCTTGAGGAAGGGTGTTAACATCAATGATTTTGTAAGGAGTGTTACTTGGTACATCCTTCTGTGCGATTTGCTCAACAGTTAATCCACAATCAAGGGCTGGAATTACAATCGCAACACCTCCATCTTCAAGTGGATAAATAATTCTTAAGTTTTCCATATGTTACTCCTATTATCTGAAAAATACAGCCGACCACCACTCTGCGCTTCGAGTGCTACCGCCGTCCATTGTTTTAATTTGGCAGGTTGTTGTTGTGTTGGTTGAGTAGTTTTCAAGAATCACTTTCAAGTTGTAAGTGTTATTCGGGTTTAGTTTACTTAAAGCGCCAATTGCATAATTAGCATCAGGCATGGCTGTTGAAAAGTTTACTCGGTAGTTACCTGTACCCAAGTTTGTCAAACTACTTACGTTAGCACTTGCGTAAATAGTAAAAGCAGTGCCGTTAACGGTGATCCAAGCTCTTGCGCCGTAATAAGGAGGAGAGCCGCCAGTGGTTGTGATGCCGTTGCTGGAAGTTCCGGAGATGTTAATGCCCCAAGTTCCAGAGGCGCCTGAGCCTGTTGTAGACGGGGCGTATGAGGTATAGTTGCTTGCGTTAAGAACGAGATTACCGCCGCTGCTGTATAACGCACCGCTGAAATAGCCGCGACCGTTATCGCTATCTAAAAACCAACGCGCAGTTCCGCCAGACGCACCATAAAGACCCCACACTGAACTAGGCACACCTCCGGGATTCCCTGCTGTCTGAGAGTACGTATAGCCAATACCATACATGTTACCTAGGTTTGTTGTCCCGGGAACGTATGAGCCACCAATGCTGTAAATTGCACCAGATGTGCCTGAACTTTCAGCCGAAGGATACTGCCCGTTCAAATACCCCGTACCAGCAGCAACACGATAGTAGGGACCTCCCGTGTTTACGTAGGAAGAAAAATACGATGATGTGCCTGTCAAGTTACCAGTCAGAGTGCCACCACTTGATGGCAAGAAGCCTGTAATCGACCCACCAAGTGTTAAGTTTCCAGATGATGTAACAGTGCCACTCAAAGTCAAGCCGTTTACTGTACCAGTTCCACCAACTGATGTCACTGTGCCTGTATTCGTTGTGTATCCACTTGGGTTTGAAGCTGGATAAAAATAAGCACTGCTGTTACCGTCCAACAAATCAGCATCTAAACCAGAGCCTGCTCCATCTACTGTTAATAGTTTAGACAAGACATCAGAAGCTGTATAGCTGCTAGATGCTAAATAACCAGCAGAGGCGTGATTGCCCCAGCCATGAGCTGTATCCGCTTTAGTTCCCTGAGCAGCTGTTGCATAAGCTGTACTATCTGTGGTAGCTGCTGTGCCTAATCCAAGAGATGTTCTACCTGTTGAAGCTGTAAGGCCTGTAGCACCGCCGTCCCACTTCAACCTATCAGCATAAGCTGTATCAGCAGAAGTACCTTGAGCAGCGGTGGCATAGTCCGTGGCTGCTGTTGTGGCTGCTGTTCCAAGGCCTAAGTTTGATCTAGCTGTTACTACGTTATTTAAATCAGAAAGGTTGCTGGTTGCAAGCAAAGCACCAGACAAAGAGGCATAGGCATTAAGCCACTGTGTGCCGTCATACACCTTCATCTCATTTGTTGTTGAATTGAAATACAAAGCACCAGAGACAAGGGCATTGCCGTCATTATCAACAGAGGGGGCTGTAGATTTGCTTCCTAAATATCTATCATCAAAGCTGTCCAACGCTGCCAATGCAGCATCCTTAGCAGCTGTAGCTGTAGAGGCAGACGTGGAAGCAGAAGTAGCAGAAGCATCTGCCTCACTAGCCTTAGTGGTGGCTATGCCAGCTTGAGTGGTAGCTGTTGAGGCTTGAGTTGTTGCGGTGGAAGCAGAAGCAGCTGCATTGCTTGCTGACGTAGAAGCTTCACCTGCTTTAGTTGTGGCAATGCCTGCCTGTGTAGTTGCTGTAGAAGCTGAACTTGATGCTGAAGAAGCACTAGAAGCTGCGTTGGTCTCAGAAGTAGCAGCTGCATTCTTAGACGATAAAGCAGACGAAGCACTGGAGGCAGCATTTGTTGCTGAAGTAGAAGCATTAGATGCTTGTGTGGTAGCTGTGCTTGCTGAGGTAGAAGCAGAACTAGCAGAAGAAGAGGCTGCACTGGCAGAAGCAGCAGCAGCGGTTGCATGATTCTCAGCATCTGTATTACTATCAGCAGCATCGCTTGCATATTGCAAAGCATTGGCTTCAGAAGTAGCAGCATCATCACGTGCGCTTTCAGCCAACACCTTAGCAGCTTCAGCAGCAGCCTGTGCTGTCTCTGCGTTTGTTTCAGCTGTTTCAGCATTAGTCTCAGCTGTCTCTGCATGTGTCTGTGCTGTCTCAGCAGCTGTCTTAGCGGCTAACGCAGCAGACGCACTGGCAGAAGCAGACGAAGCACTAGCAGCAGCTGCATCAGCATCATCACTTACAGCGCTTGCAGAAGCTGCGGCATCAGAAGCAGAAATAGCAGCAGCGTCAGCACTTGCGTCAGCAGCAGCAGCACTAGCAGCGGCCTCTACAGCCTTAGCTGTCACTGCTGCATAGTTAGCATCAGGAGTGGAATCACCTGTTCCACCAATACCACGGTAAATTCCCATGTAGTCTCCTTGTTATGGAAAAGGCCTTGTATGTTTATAACAGACAAAGCCTCTTGCAAAACAAGAGAAGCCCCTTGTGAGGGCCTCTCTGTTCTATTAAGCGCCTACAGCCAACAACACACCAGCGTCAGCACGGAGCACCTTAGTGCCGTACAGCATGTCCGATGTGAACAAGTTAGCCAAGAACTCTTGCTTGTATTGAGTTTGTGAACGGACAG